CGCCTTAACCTTGTTTCCGAAGTCGACGATGAAATCTGCAGCTTTCTGGAAACCAGCAACGATCGCGTCGCCAATCTTGGCGAATATGTCCGCCTTGGTGATCGCTTGATCAACGTTGTAGATCCACTTGCCAATTCCTGCAGCAAACTTGAGGAAACTTCCTCCCGCTGGAGCGACGACACCAAGCAATCTGGAAATGACACTTACAGCTGTGCCAATGACCTTTCCCGCGATCGAGAAGATCGAGAACACTCCTCGGAATGCGTCTCTCAATTGCGAGACCTGCTCCTCGGTCGGCCGAAGCTTGTCGGCGAAGTTCTTAAACGCATTAGTAACTGCCATCAGCTGCTCAGGCTTGAGCGGCTTGAACACGTCACCAAACGCCTTAGAAATAGGCTTAAGGATCTCGCCTAGACCCTTCCAGAGAGATGCGAAGGCCTCGAGAGCCTTAGTGCGTCCCCCGAGGTCAACCCAACCTTGAAGGAGATTGTTTCGCATGTCCGACATGTTGTTGATCATTGGGCCGATGGCGTCGTTTACAGCTGTAAATAACTCTGTTGCCTGTTCGAAGTCGCCAATAAGAAGCTCGAACGTCTTGCCCCAACCGGAACCGACACTCTCTTGGAGGGTGCCTAGAAGCTGCGTCCACGTGCGAACTTTAGTCGCGGCGTCAAAGGCCGTCTTTTGCTGAGCAATTAGCGCGTCAGCTTTCTTACCTTCGATACCGATAGACTTCAACGTGGCACGATTAACGTCCTCATTATCCTCAGCCATGACCTGAAGATATGTTGACATGACGTCTGCCGAAAGCCAGCCCTTTTCGAGGGACCCGTTAAAGTCCTTCTGAATATCGGAAGCCTTAGCGCCACTTGCACTGACCGTACCCATTGCCTCAGCAAATGTGAGCAGATCCTGCTGCATGACCTTGTTGCCCATACCCACATTAGTGAGAGAGCGCCAGTCCATCAGGCGAATCGTTCCAGTAGAAAGGGCTTGCGACAACTGATATGCCGCTCGAGAAGCACCCGCGGAATCAGTGCCAGATGCCGCGGCCATGTTCGAGAAACCCTTGATCATCTGGGTTGCTTCGTCAACCTTAATTCCGGCGTTAGTGAACAACCCAATATTGCGGGTCATTTCGCCGAAGTTATAGATCGTCTTGTCCGCGTAGGTGTTCAGAGCCTCTAGGTTCTGCGAAACCTCATCAAGGCGGGTGCCATGTCGAGCGGTGTTTGCCAAGATTGTCTGGATCGAACCCATCTTAAGTTCGTACTCTTGGAAGCCAGCCATGATCGGCTCGACGCTTAGAGACTTTGCAATCCGCACGCCTGTGTCAATCGCAGAGTTTGCAATCCGCGTGAGAGCTGCAACACCCATGATCCCGAGATTTGATAGCCTCGAGTTTACCGTTTCCGCGGCTTTAGCGATACCGTCAAAAGATAGCTTTTCAGCAGCCGAAGCAATTCCAGTAAGACCCTTAGTTCCACCCTTGAGATCCAGAGACTTCTCGAGCTGTCCCAGAGACTTGATTGAGGTGCCGAGACCCTTTTCGAATTGCGCGTTGTCGAACTGCATCCCAACAATGCGTTCATCGATACTACTCATGCCGAAACCACCGCCCTCCATACTCCTTCAGCAATCTTATCCATCACCGGCTTGATTGCTGGATTAATATAGTCTCGTCCTGAGACATATCCTCCAGTTCCAGTACCGTGCCCATACTGGAGGATTATGGCGATGTTTACGCCGTTGATCGTATTCCCATTAAACCACGCAATCTCTGCGCCATTTCCAGAAGTTTTCACACGATATGACCATGCGCCAGCGGTTGCCCCGGACTCGACAGGTGTGGCTGCTTGTAGGGCCTGCACGCCCATGGCGCCGAAACGGTCTAGCTCGCGAAGGTACTCTCGCCTACGAAGGGAAGAGAAGAACTTTTTAGTCTTCTTAAAATCGCCCTTGGAGGTTAGAGTAATCTTCATGTTAGCCCACCGCCATCGCTACGAGGCTAAAGCTGAAAGTCCCAGAAGACTTTGATACGGCACTGAATTCGCAGCCATCTTTCGAGGATATAGGAACGCCCGTGCCATAAACCCCAGAGGTTTTAGACGACCCTCTAGTCGTTATGTTTCCTGTCTTCGCAGTAACATGAACGTTCGGCGTACTCGAGAACATCCCGGGGGGATATGTCACAGTGGCACTACCGACCACATCAGCTGCCAAAGTTATAGTGATCCCGGTCTGAAAGTAAACCGCGCGAGCAGGGGCAGTTGGGCCTACGTCTCCCGTGGGCCCGGTTGCTCCCGTATCCCCAGGGGCGCCTTTCTCTCCCTTGGCTCCGGTAGCGCCTTTTGCACCTTTTGGACCCAGAATGCTGTCTTCTGAAAGAACATTCCCAGATCGAGATTTGAGTCGAATCCTTGTTGATGAGGATCCCACTTCAGCCGTGATAGCTTGGTTGGCAATACAAAGGGCTGACGCTTCGTAGTTCATAGCCGTTACTTCGGTCATATCAACCCTCCTCCATCGCTGTAAAGTAAACCGAGTGAGAAGTTCCGTCGGTTCGGAAAGACTTAATGGTGATAAGTCCTACAGACGTCGACACGCCCAAATAAGCGACACGCGTTCCTGGAAGACTAGTGCGGGCCTCAGCGACCACGATAGGTATAGTAGTTCCCCAGACAGCGGGCAGTTCGATATCAACTGCGACCCACTGGTTAGCCACAGATGGAATATTTACACTACCGACCAGGAGCAACCTCGGCCAGTCGGAGCTTGTTTCCCCCGTGGCGCCCTTATCTCCCGTGGCCCCCGTGGCGCCCTTATCTCCCACGTCTCCCGTGGGCCCGGTTGCGCCCTGCACCCCTTGGACGTTTCCGATGGTAATCACGGTTCCATCGCCTAGATCGGTGACGAGATCGCTACCAACAATCCTACAACGAACGACCTGAGAATCCATAAGATTCTGCTGGTGTTCAGCGGTAACGCCAACAACCTTAGTCATGTCGACATCGCAATCAGCATAACATCAATCTTGGTGGCAGACTCTGTGATAACGGCGATGGTACAGCTAATTCCACCGTTACTTGCGGAATGTGATGCAAAAGCTCTCGTGGCCCCTCCGGTAGTGACCATCACGTATGGGGCTGAAGAAAATCGTCCGACCGGAAACGTTACGACTTGCGTCTTTACCGTGTTTGGCGTTATGTTGTCGACCCAGACTCTTTCGGCGTACATTTTAACCGTCGTTGGCGGAGCACCTTTTGCGCCGGGCGCTCCAGTCGGACCCTTTGCGCCGGGCGCTCCGGTATCACCTTCTGGACCCTTATCGCCTACGTCGCCAGCTGGACCCTTGGACGAGGTTGGGAACGTGTACGGATTTGCTCCGCCACGTCGCTTCAACACCAGTTTGTCGGAAACTAACTCTCCGCTGACGAACTGGTCGGCCGATGTTGTCAGAATATTATCGGCGGCCATTCCTCTAGCAACAGGCATCCGCAAGCCTCCTTTGTAAACGTTTTGCCGAAAATCCCTGCCGGGGAGTTTTTCGATTTGAAATCAGAACGATTTGACAGTGTAAGTGTCTACCGTAGTTTCCACAGTTTCCCAGTCTATTTCGAACTCGGTACTGGAAATCTCCTTAATCGCGTTAGGAATATCCGACTCGACGCTGAACGTCCCATCACCGTTATCGATAACTCTCAAACCAGCCCCCGCCTCAACAATATCGAGGACCTCGGTTGGGGTTGGGAGCCGCGGTGGTTGATCTGCCCCGTAGAGGACCGCCTCTAGCGCCGCAACAGACGAGGAGTACATGTACCGAGTGTCGATGATTAGATGGGCCGAAGGAGCCCTTCCTGGAATATGTTGAGCGACGGTCTTGAGTTTCCACGATAGAGACATGGCTGCTGGGTCGTCACTGAGCGTTTCGTGATTCTCCGACTCCGACAGAGCTGTGGCCCCATAGATTAGGTGGATCTTATAACCTCGACGGAGACCTTTTTGTGAGTCTCCGACCAGTGTGCGATATGACAGGCCGAACGATTCACGTTGCTGGCCAGCAACTAAGAGTCCTTGATTGATCTCGCCGAACCCAACACACCGGTCAAACTCTTTGGGGGTTGTGAACGCGGACAAATCTGCTTCGAACTCGCCGTAACCGGAGACGTCAAGCAGTTTAAGCCCATCGACGTAATACGATTCTACTTCCGTATTTGCTTCGTCGTAAGTATTGACCGAGGTTAGACCATTCCACGGGACAGTTGTGCCGTCTTGAAGATATAGAACTCCCCGATCAAGTCCCGCTTGGAAGGACATCTTAGTTTTGTCGTCCCAGCGCGTTGCCCAAGCCATAATTACCCCCTAGTATTGTACTTGGCGCGGCGCTCTTCATTTAGTTGACGCATCTTGGCGCGAAGGTCTGCCTTGTTCATCTTGGTCGGAGGCTTAGACTTTGCCTCGCATACCCTAATTAGTGTGAGTAGACGACTAAAGTGCCACTTCTCATACGCCTGTGGGATCTTGTACGCGATCATCCAATAATAGACCACTTCGGAGGTGATCACCGGTTTTGCACTTGGAGGGCCCGGAACCTCGTTGATCGTGGTGGCAGTCTGAGGCGTCTTGATGTACTCGCTGATCCGAAGGATGTCTTCTGGAAGAATTGCGTAATAGACCTCCGGGGGGATACCCTTGGTCATTGTCATGCACCGGACGTAGTCGCGAGACTCTTCCTCCGACTTGTCGTCGTCATTGAGGAATGGCTTACGCCACTTTGACTCCCATTTTGAAATGGAGATGAGCGAATGTTCGAGTTGTAGTACTCGTTCATCCTGCGATGTGAACTGTTCAAGGGTTTCGTCCCAGTATTCGCGAGCGGGAACTATGACCTCTAGCATTCGCTCATCTCCATTCTTTTTTTGTCGTTACGCGAAGATCGCGAGGACCTCCGCAGGGAGCGGCAGCTTGGCGAAAGTCTCTGCGGGAATTCCGCCGTCTCCGGCGGGAGCTCCGTACAGCAACTTCTCGAGAGCTGCCAGATCTGCCGCGTCCACCTTGGTCGAATCGACCGTGATGATCGACGTCGGCTTCAACGCGTCATTGACCGGAATCGGCGTCGAAGTAACTTCCCACGACAGAGTCATGGCTTCGGGCGAATCGTTGACCGTCTGGTAGGCCTTCTCCGACGGGCTGGCAAGCAGGCCGTAGACCAGATGCAGCTTGTAACCCGCATCCTGCCCAGCCAGATCGTTACCAACCTTGGTGCGGTACGACAGCCCAAACGTCGAACGAGTCTGCTGACCAATGGTCAGACCATCCGAGGGCGCCGCAAGACCATCACATGCGCTGAACTCGGGCGGACTGGTGAACGCTTCGATTGTCCCGCCGAACTCCTCGGCCGAGACCAGGTTCAGGTAGACGACGTTGTCAGCGTATTGCTTGTTCGACTCCGCGCCCGAAGGGGTCTCGGTGACTGCGGTCAGACCGTTCCACGGAACGCCTCGGCCGTATCCCATTTCATCCATGACGTACAAAACGCCATGGTCGACGCCGGTTTCGTAAATACGCTCACCGACACCATCCCAACTAAGCTTTCCCATTAATTACTCCTTAGTAGTAAACCGTGAATACATCATGGTTTAGATTGTCGGCCGTGTAGAACCTAGAGAAGGTGCACATCGGCAACATTGCGACTTTTTCCTGAATTTCGTTGTCTGGATCGGCATGAATGACCGTTAACTGGTAGCGCTTAGTGCGGCTCCATAGTTGGTTGTCCGCATGCTGCGTAACTGCGTAGTCGCGGGCATATATGATGGCCGGATAACGAATTTCGAGACCGTTAGGGGGTTGAAAGTAGACTTGTTTCGGAATACCCAGAATATCGACAAGGATCTGATGTAGATCAAGCCGTTTGCCCACGATACACCTCCCCAAGGGTGAGAATAAGACGGGGCCTCTGGACTTCCACATCTGTGATAGTCCAGAGAGACCCCATCCATTCTGCATACCTCATGGCGAAATAGTGCTCGTTGGCGTACGGGTCCGCGACGATGCTGATCTTATTGCTCACCCGAATATTACCATTCAGATGCTCGCTAGATTGCAGTTGTCGAGAATTCCGAAGAATATCCCCGAAGTATGAACGCTTCGTGAACTCTTCTCTGTAGACGCCCGGAGCGGTCTCTACGGTCTCGGCATAACCGATATCACCGTAGTATTTCACCGTTGGCTCCTATCAGTTGACCGAATTCTCCCACAGCGTGGCTGCAGAGAAGGGCTTGGTGAGGGTGCCCGAAAGACGAGCCTCGAGCAGATACTTCTGCTGGTTGAAGTCGATGTCGAAATCATCGAACAGGGTCGTCTTACCACCGGCATCAGAGCCAAAGGTGTAATCGCGCAGATTGGCGACGATACCCTTAAGGCTGTGCGTGGTGGTGACGGCGCCCTCGGTCGTCTGGAAGTTCGCACGCGCCAGAATCGACGCGGGAATATCGACGATCGCCGACACGCCCATGGCGGTAGCGAGCTCCGCACGAGAAGAGTACATACGACGACCAAGGGTGTCGCGCTCAACCAAGAGTCCCGCAAGAATCTGCGGGCTGGTGTAGAGCTTCGGCGAACCGGAACCGGTGTAGTCGACGAGCGAGGTCATGACCCGATCAACGAACGGAATATCATCCGCGTCGGCAGCAGCCCACTCGACCTTGTATGCGTAGTAAGAAGCATCCAACGCGATCGCACGGATACCCTCGCCATCAGCGTTCGGGGAAGGAGACTTGATCTTGTCGGGATCCCCGGCGGAGCGACCATCACCAACGAGAGCCGCAGCGGCGATCTCCTCGTCGAGCATGAGGCGCATCTCTTCCTTGACCCAGATGACCACGTCGAAGTCAGTGATGTCCAGAATATCGTTCCGGTCAAGCTTCTGCTTCTTGTAGACGGTCTGCGGGGTGGTGACGCGCTTGGCAAGCGTGAACCACTCCTCCTTCTTCATGGAGGCCTTGATGTAGCCCTTCGCTCGCGCGTCGTCCTCCGTGATGTCCGCGAGGATCGTCTTGATTCGCGAGAACGGCGAGTGGTGGGTGTCATTCAAGACCGAAGCAACCCACTCGGTACGACGCTTGATGAACTCTGGGCGGTCACCAATGGTCTTCGCGTCCGGGAACAGCAGGTCGATGTCTTCGATGCCGTACGTGGTGGCGTGCGCGATGACGGCCTCCTTGAGGCTGTTCTTGCGCTCGCCCTCAGCGAAGATCGACTTGATGTCGCTGTGGGAAAGGGTCAGGCCCTCATCCATGGGCGTGCCATGGGCAAGCGACTCGAAGACATTGCGGGTCATCGTGATGGTTTCCTCTTCATCGTTGTGGCGGATGTAGTCATCATTCTCGTAGAAAGCGGAGTGCTCCGCCTCGTCGTCAGCGCCAGCCTCAGAGAGCGCCTCGCCGATCATGTAGTAAACGACGTTCTTCTGCTCTTCGGTGAGAGTCTCGAAGATGTCGCCAACGGTCTTTTCTGCCATGTCAGGTTCCTTACTGTAGTCGGCATGCTCGATTGTTTCAGCCTGAATTTCGAAAGACAGGCCGGTGTAGATGATAGCCTCGTCCTCAGAGGTCTCATATGAGTCCCCGTGAGCGATGACTACGTTGTCGATGTATGCGCCAGGGTTTGCTCCTGACAGAACGAGGCTAACCTCGCGAATTGCACCGTGGAGGACATCGACGCCCCTACGAACAAGCTTGTTGGCGTAGATTGACAGCGCCTTAACGTCACCGTGTCGGACGAGTTCCTTTGCGTTACGACCCTGTTCGGAGTCATTGAAACTCGCGTAGGCGTAAACGCCATCCTTACGGTGCTCCAGCATTGCGTGGCCAAGAATATTCTCTGGGCCATTGTGGAGGTGCTGCCAAACTAGCGGAACGGTCTCTCCATTTTGATGCTTGAAAGCATCTTCGCGGATGATCGCGCCGTCACTGCACTTCAGGTCCACTCTAGTCGCGTACCCGCTGAAGTCAAACGTCTTCTTGCTCATCCGGCGTCTCACCACCTTCCGTTGTTGGTTGATTCAGGTTGGAATTCTCTAGCTTGTCAGCCGATGGATCGTCCGAAGGCACCCAACCGATGACGGCTCTGAGTTCGTTAGAGGTCGCGATCTTGTTCCTGGTGAACTTGTCTGCGATCTCTGCCAGCTGCTCCACAGGAACAAGCTTAAACGGGTCACGGAAGAATCGAATACGTTGCCCCTGCGACCGTGCGGTTTTTGTCAGGAACTTACGGGTGAACTCTTCAATGATGGCTGTGAGGATCGGAGCGATGGTGCCGTTGTAATAGGCGAGCATCGTCTTCTCATCAGCCGTTCCCTGGATTACTTCCTGCGTAAGACCGAGCTGACCGTAGAGATCTTGCCTCAGGTCCTGAATCTTAGCTAGGAGGTTGTTGTCTACAGGACGGTTGAGCTGCGTGATGCGCTCTGTGCCATCGATGTAGGCTACGCCATACTTGGAGTTTGACAGCTGGAACTCGATGTCCTTGCGGCGTTTATCCGCCTGTTCTTGTCGAGTCTCGTGCTTTACCGTGTATGGAAGTTGGATGATGATGTCGAGCTTTCCTTGAACGCCGTCTTCGTCCACCGCGTCGAGAAGATTCAACTTACGGATGAGGCGCTTAAGTGTTGAATTCTGCTCGTTCATCACCGTGTAGAATGGATTCTCGATGATGGCGACCTGGTCCTTAGGGAGGGTTACCTCCTGGAATACACCAAAGTTTGGACGATCATCATAGAGGCGCACGCGAACGTGGCGCGGGTACCAGTTCGTAATTCGACCAACACGCATTGTGTTGATCTTATACGATGCTGAATCCTTTGGGTTCAAGGTCGTGTCGATCGGAACGACGGCAATTGCGCCAGCGTCGAACATCGACAGAGCAATATCCAGCTTGAGCGCAAAGGCTGACTGGTCGACGTTGCCCTCCAGAGTTAGGCAATCCGAGAGAGAGCCTGGAATGTCTCCTTGGTATCTTCCATTTTGATCTACTCGGATGTGTCGCCAGTCAGCGGACGCAACGTCAAGAGCAAGGCGGAGATAGAGCGAAGCGATTGCACTGCGCTCGTTACCGAGGGTTAGTCGAACCCTGTCAGGGCGGACTCCGTAGCTAGCCCCTACTGAAGGGCCAGCGAAAGGTTCCTTATTGGGTTGTACAAACGCATTCCAAGCGTGCTTGATTCTGGTTCCAAATGTGTCCGCCATAGTCCTCCTTTCGCATTAGATCTTGAACCCGTTCTGCTTGAACTGTCGCTTGATCTGTTGTGCACGGAACTCAACCTTAGCTTTGCTATAGGCGGTCTTTCCGTACTTGGCAACCCGGTTGTGCACGCCAGCCTTGTACGCGGCTCCAGCTGCTCCGAAGAGTAGGATGGCTGCAGCAGAAGCATACTGTGGGTTACCGGCAACCAGATGGGTGATTCCGCGAGTGGTCTTCTTCGCGCCTTCGACGGTATCTGTACGCTTTCGGCGAGAGATTGCCTGAGAGGATCGCTTCGCCCAGTCTGTGTTTTCGACGTGATGATCGAAAGCTTTCTTGTACGTCTCGTCCGTAGACCGTTGTTCAACCGTCTTCTTTATGAGCTTTCGTCTTGTTCCTGCGCCGTCCCCGTAAAACTGCTTCGCCTGTGTGAACTCTTTGGCGTCCTTTCGGGCTTGGCGGTTGGTTGATCGGGAGACTCCATCAGGACGAGATTTACGAACGCCCCACTTCATCCCCTTGACACCGAAGTGAACCAGAGTGTCTTCGTCGTAATGCTTTAGTTCATCTGTTCTCACTGCGATTCCTACTTGCCTGGGATCGGGTCGTTTTCGACGTAGATCCTAAACGTTAGCTCGTTGATCTGCTCCTTGATCGCCTCGACCACGTGGCCAGATTGCGGAGGATCAAATGCGAGCCACACCTTCATGTAGATCAGGGACTTGACAGCCTCTTGATTTGCGAGACCCGTGGTCTGGTTGATGATATCGCTCCAGACAGCCGTGTCGTCAACCCACTTTTTTTCCGCGGACTCTACTCCGATCTGAGCGACCGAGTGGATGGCGGTGTTAATATGAATTAGAAGCTGGTCATCGAAGACGTCGTAATCCTCATGGATCCCAATGAGCTTCTTAACTGTCGCCAATATGTTTTCCATGAGGGACCTTTCAACGAAACGCACCACTCATCGACGTGCCGGAACTCTAGGACCCGGGAGTGCCTTGCGGATGGTGTCAACCGTATAGGCTGAATGGGTAGAGGGCGCATAGCGGTACTTCTGTCGGTCCTGGCCCTTGATCTTTTCGGTCACCAGGTCAGTCATGACATTCGTGGCGACGTTTGCCAGAATATCGCGGGCCACCCTGATGCCGGGTGTGATCGTAGCTCGGAACTTTTCGCGATCCTCAGCCAGGATCGCTTCGTATTCCTTTTCCATTTTGATGCGCTTGAGGCGCGCAGAGAGCTCGGCGTCAGAGAGTCGCCCAGCGCCAGTCTTACTTCGGATCTCGTCACGGACGACGCGCTCAGCATAACTGTTCGAAGTCGCCTTTTTAGACTTACCCCACTTATCGTTGCGTTGGATCTCGGCGTTGATTTCTCGCTCGGCTCGACCCTTTCGGATCCGATCCCTACGGACTCCCCACTTCATGCCTTTAACGCCGAAGTGACGAAGTTCATCTGTTGTGTTCATCTGCATGAGGCCCTCGTTCTCTGTGACTTGGTCTAGAGCCTCCAGGATGTAATCTAGAAGGCTTCGGTCTGCGTGCTTAACTGCACCTTCAATCAAAAGCTCCATGGAAGTCAACCCGCCCCACATGTCGTTAGAGGTCAGCTGCCCGGTCTTCTTGAAGCCGAACTTCTCATAGATGTGCTGAGCGTCAGGAGAGGCGCCAGGCACTTCTAGAGTAACCCGCTTGATGCCGTTATCTTTAGCGTACTGCACAGCTGCTCCAAAAGCTGCTGTCGCATAACCCTGGCCGCGGTGCTTGCTGCCGATACCGATCCAATCCAGACTTAGGTGATCGCCCATCCGATAGAAGGACGCATCACCAACCGGCCTTCCTTCCTTATCCCGGATTGAGAAGTTGGCAAGGTCATCCAGATGCTGTCCCAGCTTAGGAATGACGCCACCCAACTTCTGTAATACCTTCAAAGGTGGCGTTTTGGTGACGATTACCTCACCACCGCCTTTAAGAGTCTTCTGAAGAACGATTTCTTTATTCTTCAGTCGTCGGTCTTTCGCCGATGAAGATTCATTCTTCCGGACGCCCCACTTCATGCCTTTAACGCCGAAGTGTTGGATAAACTCCTCGCCGTGCTCGATTAGGTCTTGATCTGTACTGAACACCCGAAGTTCCTCCTCTGGGCTGAATTGTGGAAAGGTCTTTGACGCCGAAGTGTTGAATCGTGTTGGCCAAAGTGCACCTCTATTCAAACGCTTCTTTATGAAGCTTGTACGAGACAAACCCGTCCATCAGCGCAGACACTGGGTCGATCTTATGATCGTAGCGCTTCTTAAGAAGCTTACGGTTGCCGTTGGTGTCTTCGAGCGTAATGCAGTTGCCCATGGCGAACGCCATCAGCAGCTCATCGAACAGTAGCAGCCGATCCTCGGCAAGCTTCTTCAACTCGCCGAGAGGCACCGACTCCGTTCTAACGCCCTGAATGACCTTCTCGATACCGTAGGGTCCGTTCTCACGCTCCCAGCGCTGTATGAACTCGCGGGCATTGTATGGGTCATACCCGACGCAACGAACATCATACTTCATCTCGATGATGTGTGTCTCGAGGTCGTCATAGACTTGGTTTTCGACATCCAGGATTGTCCCTGGCATTACGACCAGAGAGCCCTCTTCAATGAACTCTTCGTACTTCTGGCGCATTGCCGCGGGAAGTCGATAGAGCGTTCTCTCGGTAATATAACTTCGAGTCTTGATTCCGAAGCGGTCTCCACTTAGTGGGAATAGGAAAGTGAACGAACAAAAGTCGTCACCCTGGGAAAGGTCCGCTCCCATAGAGCAGGCCATGTTCCAGAAATCGCGTTTTCGGTGTAGCAGCGTGTCTTCATAAGCAAAGAAGACGGTATAGCCCTCCATGGGGATCCCAAACCGCTTGGCCAAGATATCGTTCCTGGCCGCGGGCGTCTGCTCAGCACGCTCCACGTCCTCGGCATAGGTTTCCCACGAAACCGTCTTTCCGATCGAGGGACAAGCCTTCGGCCACATAGAAGGGACGCCGACTTCTTCGATGGAATCCAACTTGTAGTACCAGATTGACACCCGATGGTTTACGTAGTCCCCCTTGAGGACCTCCATCAGTTCCATTTTGATTGTGTCGCCCGCGCCGTTACGTACCACGCCCTCTGAAGACGCAGCGATGATGTCGTACTCGTCCATCTTCGACGCGCCCTGCTCTAGGGCGCCCACAACGTCCTCGCGGATGTCGCCAGAAAGCCATTCGTCAACAGTTGAACGCTTAGGCCTGAGACCTTGCAACTTGTTTATAGACATTGGGCGGACCTCGAGAAGGCTGCCGGTTAGGAAGTTCTCGATACCCTTCTTGGTCGATGCAAGCTTCTGACGCATAGCTCTAGAACCGGTCGTATTCTGTAACGAACCTTCAGTCAAGAACTTGAATAGCGGACCTCGAGATCGAGTGATCGCTGTTCTGATCGGAGAAAGAACTTCCTCAGCCTGCTTCATGGTCGGAGCAGTAGTGATCTGGTGCGTGGTTGCCGGATCGATGTTAAGACCGTATGCCTGAAGACAGGCGAGGTACATAGACTTGGCGGAGCCACGAGACACGATCAGGAACTGTTTCGTCGTGAGACGCCTCTTTATCTTCTTACGAACGTAGTGGCCTACGCCTGGGTTGTCCTCATCTGGAACATAGACCTGACGTTCGACGAAGTAGAACCATGCCAAAAGATCTTCCGCCCAGAGTTTGAACGTGTCCAGAAGTACGAGGTCCGAGCCGTCAGTCAGTGTCAACTCGTTCTCGCAGAACTTGACGAACCCTTCAATGGCTGAATCGTCATAGTAGAATCTTGGATCCTTAACACGCTCATCGATCCGGTTCATCTGCATTGCGATCTCTCGACAGACCGGGATTCGTCCAGCTAGGACCTCTTCACGAAACTGTCCATAGTACACCGGGACAGCGGTGTTGGACAGTGCCATTTTGAA